TAGTGCCACAAGGCGCTACCCCCGGGCAGGCCCTGGCGAAGCTTTGTATTGAGGGTGCTCGTATGCTTGGTTTAGCAGACCGCGAAGACTACGCATCCCGACTAAAGTACGAAGTGGAAATTATTGACGCAAGAGGTTTTAGTAAGTACTTCTTGACAATGAAGGCCATTGCCGACCGCGCCACGAAGCGCCAACTCGTCGGACCAGGCCGCGGCTCAGCCGCCGGCTCACTGGTCGCCTATGTGTTAGGGATAACGCAAGTTGATCCGATCAAATACGGCCTACAATTTGAGCGATTCCTCACCCGCGGCGGCAGTGGCTATCCGGACATCGATTACGATGTCGCCGATCCGATGCTTCTGAAGGAAGAGCTAATCGAAGAGTGGGGGGATGATACCGTTGTCCCAATTACAAACTGGAACACGCTACAGCTCAGGTCGCTGGTGAAAGATATATCTAAGTTTTATGGCGTAGAATTCACGGAGGTAAATACGGTTACTAGTAAGATGGTTCACGAGGCTACGCCGCTTGCTAAGAAAGCACATGGCATTACAGCAGGCGTGTATGTGCCGACGTTCGAAGAGTTGATGAAGTATTCAGAATCCCTTCAGGGTTTCTTGAGCAAGTACCCGCACATAGAGACTCATGTTAATACTCTATATGGTCAGGTACGTTCTGCATCTCGCCACGCCGGCGGTGTCGTCATCGGGGAGAACCTTAACGAATGGATGCCGTTGATAAACAGTGGTGGAGTCAGACAAACGCCGTGGTCGGAGGGGCAGAACGTACGCCACTTGGAGCCCATGGGCTTTATCAAGTTTGATATCCTGGGTCTTGCCTCTCTGAGGATGGTTGAGGGCTGCATACGACACATCTTAAAGAGGTATGAGGGGTTTGCAGATCCTACATTTCAAGACGTCCAAAGGTACTATGAAGAAAAGCTACATCCTGAACGGCTAGATTTGGATGATAAGTCTGTCTGGGAGAATGTTTTTCACGACGGCCGTTGGGCCGGCATCTTTCAATTTACTGAAGGGGGTGCACAACAATTTTGTAAGCGCGCCAAGCCTAATAATATAATTGATTTAGCAGCTATAACTTCAATCTATCGCCCTGGCCCCCTTTCGGCCAACGTTGATAAGCTTTTCGTAGAAGCGAAGGAGAACAAACAAGACGTTGAATACCTAAACAGTGTCGTGAAGGGCGTAACGGAGGAAACTTATGGTTTCTTGATCTTCCAGGAGCAGATCGCCTTGCTTGCTCACAAACTAGGCAGCGAGTTGTCACTAGACGAGGGCAACAAGCTTAGGAAGCTGTTGACGAAAAAAGGTACCGGAGCGGTAAAGAAGCAGAAAGACGCGCTGTGGCACAAGTTCAAAGAGGGGTGTTTAGATAAGGGAATCCCTCTGAATCAGGCCGAGGAGCTTTGGGGTAAATTTGAATACTTTTCCGGCTATGGATTCAACAAGTCACATGCTGTTTCATATTGTCTCCTGTCTTACCAGTGCGCTTGGTTGTTTAACTATTACCCGGAATGCTGGCTAGCTGCATTTTTAGACAAAGAGCCTGACACAAGAAAAGAAAAGGCGATCAACATCGCCAAAAGTTACGGGTTTGAAATTGAAAAGCTAAACATTAACACGTCTGGCACCGTTTGGGAGATATCACCAGATGGCAAGACCTTGATACAGCCACTTACATCGATTAAGGGACTAGGTGAGGCGGCTATTGAGCAGATACTTAACCACCGGCCATTTAACACTGTTGAGGAGTTTTTGTTCAACAAGGACATAGTCTACGGAAAACTAAACAAAAAGGCCCTGTGTGTGTTGGCTCGAAGTCAAGCATTGGACCCGTTGATGGATTCTCGCTTTGAGGGTTTAAAACATTTTTGGTCGTGTGTTGCTGTTGAGCGCCCACGAAAAGAAAAGAATTTGATAGAGAACCTCGAAGCCTTCCGCGGCGAAGCGGAGTTCACGGACGAGGACAAAATCCAGCACTTGGTTGACCTAACGGGGGTCTTTCCCATGGAACTCGTGTTAGATGACGAGACCCAGCGCCGATTGACCGAACTGGCCGTCCCCCCTCTATCTGAGTTTGATGAAGAACTCCAGGTAGCTTGGTTTATCCCTCGCGAAGTGATTAAGAGAAAGTCTTCCCGCGGCAAGGACTATTTCGTTGTTAAAGCAATTGATTCTAACAGTGAATTAAACGTAATTCGTTGCTGGGGGGTCGATCCAAAGAGAGATAGAGTTTATGTAAACAGGCCCTATATGGCCAAATTAAAATACGACCCGAACTGGGGTTTTTCGACATTTAGTTTGAGAAGCTCGTTCAGGTTATTAGGATAACACAAAAAAGGAGAAAATGAGATGAAGTTAAGAGTATACAAGGTGAGACCAACAGCGAAGCTACCAGTTCGCGCCCACAGTGACGATGCCGGCATGGATTTATTCTATTGTCCAGAAAATCATACGGGGTGGGTCAATATCAAGCCCGGCGGGTCAGCAGTTCTTGAGACCGGGTTAAAGGTAGAAGTCCCCCCCGGGCACATGTTGCAGATTATGAACAAGTCTGGAGTTGCGTCCAAGAAACAATTAATCACCGGTGCTTGTGTGGTAGACTCAGGTTATGATGGCGAAATTTTCGTAAACCTGCAAAACATTGGTGCAAATGGCCAGGTCTTTGAGGTGGGTCAGAAGATAGCTCAAGCAGTTCTCATCCCGGTAGTGTCACCAACCCTGGAGGAGATCGAAATTGATTCTGTATATGGCAAGGAAACATCTAGGGGCGCTGGGGCACTAGGTTCTACAGGTGACAAGTGATGTCAGCTTTCGATCGCAAATTAAGGAGAGCTGCATCCAAAAAGATGGCCAAAGAAATAAAGAAAAATTTAGATAATATTTTAAGCCAACAGATCGAGGAGAGGATGAAATCATTTCGAAAGATCCCCGAGGAGTGTCTATCCTGCTCGACTCCGTTTGATAAGACCAGCCGCGAACAGGCCTTTTCATGGATGATGCAAATTAACGAAGAAACCGATATGTACAACCTGTATTGTCCAGATTGTTACGAAAACACTACAGCCGGAGGTACGGAAGATGAGTAACGTTATTAGTTTTGACGACGTGCTGCTGGTCCCGCAGAGAAGTGATATATCATCCCGGAGCGAAGTGAATCTGGATGTCGAACTGGGCCAAGTCAAAATGTCAATTCCTATTGTCTCTAGTCCCATGGACACGGTGACGGAATCCTCCATGGCCGCAGCCATGTCCTCCGCCGGCGCTCTTGGTGTTTTGCACCGATATAATACGATAGAGGAGCAGGTAAAGATGTTCAACCTAAGCGTAGGTACCTCGACCCAGAGTTTGGTCGCAGCCGCTGTCGGCGCTTCTGGGGATTACCTCGCTAGGGTTTCTAGGTTATACTCTGAAGGTTGCCGTGTTTTTTGCATCGACGTCGCTCATGGTCACCATATTAGCGTGGAGAGTGCTCTTAAATCCATCCGCGATAAGTTTGGAGATTCGTGCACTCTAATTGCCGGCAACGTTGCTACAAATGAAGGTTATAGCGACTTGTCGAAATGGGGAGCGGATATAGTGAGAGTAGGTATTGGGGGTGGCTCCATTTGTTCGACACGTATCCAGACTGGCCATGGCTTGCCTACATTGTATTCGGTAATGTTGTGTAACTCACAGAGAGAAATGGAAGAAAAGCCAGCCCAGATCATGGCAGATGGAGGTATTCGGAATTCTGGCGATATTGTAAAGGCTCTAGCGGCAGGGGCTGATTGTGTGATGTTGGGATCTCTGTTGGCAGGGACAGACGAATCACCCGGTCAGGTGATATCGACACCCTCAGGAGATAAGCAAAAGATATACAGGGGCATGGCCTCAAAGGAGGCCCAAATTGATTGGCGCGGAAAGGCACGCTCCCTAGAGGGGGTTTCGTCGACAGTTAGGGCAAAGGGCCCAGTAAGAGAGGTCCTGGAAGAGCTTGCATTTAATGTGAAGAGCGGGTTATCCTATTCTGGAGCACGAAACATAAATGAGTTACAAGTACGAGCGAGATTGGTAGTTCAAACATCGGCATCCCAAATAGAGAGCCAGACTCACATCAAAATGTTGGCTAGGTGAATTAAATGCAAATGAAAAAGATCGTCTTCGAAGAGAAGGACAAGAATCATGCAGACTTAATAATAAAGTTAAGAACTCTAGGCATTCCGCAGAGGGTATTTTTTCAAAACATAGTCAGGGCATTTATCGACGATAATCCCCATTTGGACTCATTCTTTCAGCGTCTCATCATAGAGGAATCCAAGTTGGGTCGCACCCCACGTCAAAAGGTACTCAAATCAAAGGCCAAAGGCAATCACACATACGCCGCCTTTGGCTTCTCGGAAGAGGAACGTTCAAACATCTTTGATATTTTAGAGTCGGAAGGAGAACAAGATGAGTAGGGAATGTGTAAAAGAGTGTAAGAGAACTGCTATAGCTTGTCAGCAAACGGAGTGTAGAATGTGGATGGACCACAAAGAAGATCTAAACTGTTGCCTTTATTCGATAGAGGAGAACGGCCGACAGACACTAGCAGAGATAGGAAAGAAGTTGAATATGTCGACAGTGAATGTATTTCAGATCGAAAGGAAGGCCCTCCGAAAGTTGAAAAAAAGATCAAAATTGGATCCCTTTCTAAAATCGGACACTAATTAATAATGATTGATATTGATTGTTTCTGCATTATATCTGCAAATAAAAACTTAGGAGTTAAATAAATGAGTAAAAAGAACAATAATCTGCTAAATGAAGCAACCGTAAGAAGGTTCATGACGCTGGCCAGTCTCAAGCCCATCGGCGACGGATTCATCAAAGAGACTTTTGATGTGACTGACGAGGTCAACGAAGAGGAAGAGCCGGAAATGGGAATGGAAGAAGAGGCTCCTGAGGTGGCTGCTGACGACGAGATGGCGTCAGATGAGGCTGAACCAGAGCAGGAAGCAGCCCCAGAGTTAGAATCTTTCGCAAGAGAGGTCGCACAGTCACTCGCTGACGCTATTGAGCAGGCATCTAAGGGTGCGATCTCCGTAAGCGTAGAAGGTGGCGCAGAAGGTCAGGAAGAGCCCGAAATGGCCCTTGAGCCTGAGGCGGAAGCGGAAGCTCCTGAGGAAGAATTGGAAGCTGAATTGGACGTCCCAACTGAGGAAGAGGAAGAAGAGCCAGAGGAATTGGCAGAGACCGACAACTCAGAGGTTGAAGTTTCCTTGACTGAGGATGAGGAAGACCGAATCGTAAATGAAGTTTTCTCTCGTGTTGTTAAGAGAATTCTTAAAAACAAGCTCACCAAGAAGTAAAAAACGCTTGACTTTGTCGCCGAAAGGTGTTACATTATATAAATGGAAATTACTCACGCACTCCTATGGTTCATCGCCGGAGCCGTGCTACACATGTTGTTGTCAAAGTTGACGGGCCTGTGTCACGGCATCCTATTATTCAAAGAAATAGAAAAACTGGCGTCTGTGTATGCCACTACCCTAGTTAAAGGTACTAGGGTCCTGCTAAAGTACCGAATAGACTCGATTTCAGATTCCGGCGCAGCCACTGAAGAAGAAACTGAAACACTCAGGGCAGCAGATGAAATGCAATTACAACTGTTTCAAAAGCTGATTTTTGTGAAGATTCTTTCTAGGTGCCCCAAGTATTATCGACCCTACTTACAGTACTCTAACTGGGAGGAGATGGAAAAATATGCGGAGTCAACAAGACAACAGGAAACCAAAAGGTGAAAACCCAAGGATAGTAACGTGGTGCCAGGGGAAAGTGAACGAGGAATGGGCGTATATGTTCCAGGTCCAGACAAGGTCGACAATTTTGAGTAAGCGAATATTGCAAATGTTGCTCGGCATGGAGACCGGCACGGGTTTCGACCCCAACAGCAAGGAGGTGATTTCCTTAGTAAGGAGATTGTTTTCTTCGAAAGAAGAGTTTAGAGAATTTGCTAATAATTTTGAATATAAAATGGAAAGGTTAAAGTAAATGAGCAAAAAAGAAAAAGAAGACGGCGAACTGCAAACCGCAGAAGACCAGCAAGGACAGTTCCTGGAAGATCAGCAGATCATTATAGTGAACAACATGTCCGCGGACACCGACGGCAGGGATGACTATCGCACCATTGTGGCGTGCGGAGGAATCGAAGAAGAATCCGCAGCCCAAATAATTCACAGTATGTTATACTATAGTCACAAGAGTGCGTCCTCAAGCAAGGAGGATGCCCCTTCGCCAATTGAACTGCTGATTTCAACTTGTGGTGGCTCGGCCATCGAAATGTTTGGCATTTATGATGTCATGAGAGAGGTAAGGGAAAAGGTGCCCCTGGTGACCTCCGGAGTTGGCAAAGTAATGTCTGCCGGCGTGTTGCTCCTGGCCGCTGGCACAAAGGGCAAGAGGAAGATAGGCAGGAACTGCAGGGTCATGATTCACGGTGTTATGGGAGGGTACCATGGTAGTCTTTCAAACATGGAGAATGAGATCGAAGAAGTGAAGTGGATCCAGGAGAGATACATTGAGAACCTTGTGGAGGAGTCCTTTCTGTCAAAGAAGAAGATCAAATCTATGTTAAAAAAGCATGTAGATGTCTACCTTTCCGCCGAGGACGCCGTAAAGTACGGTATTGCGGATATTGTAATTTAGTATACTACTTATAGTGTATAGTTTAGTTTAATGGAGTAGAAAATAAAATGACTATTGATTTCGACAAAATGCTGCAAGGCATGAACACGCAAAAAGACGCACCAAAGGGCCCCAAGCTTGGGAGGGACAGGTTTCTCGACTTGATTAAGGAGGCTTATGACGCAGCCGCTTTGACTCCTAGGGAGAAAAGTCTTATAACAGAGGATTTCTATGGGAACATGCTCAGTGAGATCTTTTCTGGATTGAATTTTGATGCTGCCTCCTACATGGCCTTAAGGGAGACGAAAACTCTCGCAACCCTCTTAAAAGAAGAAGAGACCATGACCGCACAGGAGATAAAACTTGGACTCCCGAAGTTAAGGATATCAGAAGATTGGGGCGTCCCGGGATCAAATGATCGTATGATTATCCAGAGGTTCACCGCGGCCGTCCAGGGATCGACCTTG